CTTGCATTTGATGGTTGACAGCACCATGAATTGAGTCCTGTAACTCTTGTTGTCTGAACTTGTACGATTTAGACTGCGGGTCATTATAGGCTTCCCATGGGTCAAATTCATCTTTTTCTAAAGCAACACGTTCTGGACCTGCTGGTTGACCACTTTGACCACCTTGTATCATTCCTGCTACTGCATTCGCGATATCTGGTCGTGATTCCAACAATTGTCCAATTTTTTCATATTGCTGTAGTTTTGTGTTTTCGGCAGAAAGTTTATCCTTTTCACTTTGGAAGTATTTTGCTTGGTCTTCCCAGTTCCCAGAACTCTCCTGCGTATCGACTGCTTCGTCTTGCCCTACATTATCTGTGGTTTCACCTTGTAGATTTCCATCTTCTAATGCGTTTTCCATCTTATTTATCTCCTCGCGATTTCTCTTTCTTTGATTGAGCTTCACTACGTAAACGTAATTTCTCAGATTCGAGTTTAACCGCATTCCCCAGCTTGTTAGCTGAGAGTTTGTTTTGTGATTTTACATCGAGCTCTTGCTCTTTTAATCTTGTTTTGAATTTTTCTACCTCAGTTCTCTTACGTGAAGAAACTGATTCTCTTTCAGCAGTTTGTAAATCACCACTAACTTTCTTAAGCTGTTCTTGTGTCTGCTGTAACATACCTTGTAATTTAGCCACTTCATCTGTCCTTTGCAGTATTCCTTCTTTATCGAAGATTTCTGTCTTCTTGAGAGCTTCAACTCTATCAATGAGTCCTGCTTGGTATGCTTCCATGTATATCTGCCATTCTCCCCATTTATTAGATGGGAGAGTTGAATTACCAATAATTCTAATATCAAATTGGCCTACAGATATATCGTTTTCAATTGATTGTAATTCTTTTGTTTTATCATCATACAATCTTTTATTAATTGTAAACTCAGTTAAGTCATTATTTGGCTGTACAATTCTAAATGTTTTCTTAAATCCATAATGCTGCTTTGCCATATTATATGCAACTTGTCCTAATCTTTTTAACGAGCCCTCAATATCTCTAAGCTTTGACTTAGACCTTCTTTGGCCTACATCTTCCATCATCATGGTAGCGCTATAAGTTTTAGGTGCAGCTTCAGTACTTCCTTGCATCATCTCAAATATACCAATATTAAGGTCAATATATCCTTCAATCATCTTAGGAAGTGTCAATATTGAACTAGCAAGTGGTGCTGGTTGAGGAAAATGCGGTTCCCCAAAAGATGGGTCATATTCGATAGTAGCGTTTGGATTCGCCCAATCTCTTTCCAACTCTTCAATATCACTAACACTACCTTGGGGTACGAGTAGCTTCAGTCCAGCTGAAGCCTGAGCATGGGATGTTATGAGAGATACCGTCTTATTGAGGAACCTTTGAAATGATTTATTCTTCCTAACATCACTCATTGGATATGGAGTATTGGTCCAAATATTAGGAACTGGTACTATTGGATATATATCTGTATCGCAAATCATTTCATATAATACGATTTGGCCAACAGTACACGTTAATTTAATTCTTGGCTGAGTTACTTCTACATAATCAATTAATTGTCTTTCTATTGCTTTGGCAAAATCTTTATCTTGAGCCATTTGAGCAAAATCTTCTTGAGTCATAATACGTTCGTCCCCAGTCCTAGTATCTATAACTCTATAAAATGGAACTCTAACTTTTCTATAATATTCTAATAATCTGTATTTATTAACTCCATAATCTTTATCTTTACTATTATCAGGAGTAAAAGATTCCATTGTTGTTTTATTAGTTGAGTTAGGATAATCTTCTTCTCCACTAATTCCTTCAATTTCATCAATAAGTGTTTTATCAGAGCCTTCTTCAATTGGTTGATTCATTTGAGGATATAAGTCTATTAATTGTTGCTCACTAAGGATTGTTGATACTATCATACCTGATGCATCATCAAAATAACGATTTCTGGAATTAGGGTCTACATATACTCTAAATGGGTCAACATATGTAAATTTAACTTCTCCTCTTCCATAATCACCATCTTTATCTAAATAACAATAAAAGTATCCTAATCCTGTAACAGCATAATCATGTACTACTTGTTTAAATATTTCATTACCATCTGACCTATCCCAGATATATTCAAGAATAGTTCTCCATACATTTGCAAGTTTATTATCAGAGTCTTCTCTACCTACTGCAGAGAATTTAGGAGTTTTAGATGTAATAATTGCTTTAAACTGCTCTATAGCAGAATATAGCCTATCCATTGGCATTGAAGACTGATTTCTTGAGTCAAGCTCGTCTACCTCTGCTGCACTAAAGTGATTACCTAAATAGAAGTCAATGTCTTCTCTAGCGGCTGTATCCCAGTCAACTCTAGCCTTTTGCCAGCGGTCGAAGAGCTCTCTTACTTCTTTTACCCTAATATCTTCATTTATCATAACTTATAATATAATCCTATTTATCTTCATAAACAATAGCTATTTTCGCGCTCCAGTAAGCCAATTATACGCCTTTCGTGGTTTATACCATGTTCCATCTTTATTCTTCTTCTTTTTCTTATTTCCTGCTTTAGGGTTTCCTTTGGCAAACTGAGTCGCAAGCCAAAATGCATCAATTGTATCATCATGAGAACCTTTAGGGAAATCAAGCAATTCTCCAATAAACTCATGCATTTCCTTTTTAATGTGTACAGCACCTGCTTTAAACATTGGCTGTAGTCCTTCAAACAGTCTATCCTTTTTCTTTTGGTTGTAGTTCTTAATTCCTTTTTCGATACCAGGCAAAAATAGCCCTTCCCTTTTACTTCGTTTCATTACGTAATCTCTTAACATCTCCTGATATGCAATTGTTTCTATATTTATCCTTCGTATTGGGTTGTATCGTTTTGTAATTTCAAATATCTTGTCGGCACAGTCCATGGGTAAGACTCTTTTTCTCCAGTATTCAAGAACATAATAATCAAATTCGGCAGTAACGCCAATAACCATAATGACAGAATAATCGTTATGAACGCCAATTGTCGAAGCTGGGTCAACACCAATGTAAATATTAATAAACTCTTTTCTGCCGTCATCAAGTTTGATATACCATGAAGCACATTCTTCATTATATCTTGGATTACCTTTATACTGTGCATTATTAATATCCTCCTCGCTGAATATCTGGTCTTCAGGAGATTTCGCTTGGTTCATATACTCTTGATAAAATTTAGCTGGGGTTCCCGAATCAATGTAAAATTGCTTACGCTCTTCTAATTTCTTCAATGGCCACCTTGAAGGCCAAATAGGAGCGCCATCTTCTATGGCTTTTTTAGTATATACCTCCCAAGCAAAATCCTCTCCTGTTTTAACACATTCATTATGCTTGGTAACAAGTCCATTTAAAAAACTATCATAATGGACAATTGTTCCATTACACCATAAAAATCCTCTTTTATCAAAATCAATCGCTGGATATACTGCAGCTGTCACCCATTCCTTAATTTGCCGTCTAGAATCTGGAGTTTTAGTATTTAACTCTGATTCAAAGTCATCAAGGACTATTCCTGTATATCGTGTCGAGAATTGTCTTTTGCCTCTTAATCTTTGTGAAGTACCCTTGCCAATCATTCGGCAACCGTTTTTTAGTGTAAATTCGTCCTTTGTCCATTTATCTCCTTCTAAATCTCCGAAATAGTAGTGAATTGCTGGATTATCGTATATATGGTTCTGAATCCATCCGAGGTTATCTCTCGCCTGGTCTTGGGCTTCCCCAATCCAAGCGATAAACTCTGGATTCTCCTTGGTTGCAAATACAAACCTGTGAAGCACAGCACAAGCTGCTAACGTGGATTTTGCATGGTCTCTAGGTAAAACAAGTGCTAATTGTTGTTTTGTGCGGTCTAGAAGGAAATCACCAACCGCTCTGTGAAAATCTGGGGTTGCGGATGCTAGAAAATCTTGCGGGCTAAATAACTTACCAAACGTGATAAGGTCGCTATAAGCCAATTGCAGAGTTTCTTCATTTTTTGATATATTGCCATTTAAATTTAAATTTGCCATTAAGGTTTAGGAGGATTATCCATTAGCCTTCCACCTTGCTCAAACCACTGAGGATGACCTACTCCTCTAGCAGTTGGAGTTAAAACTGTATCTTGAGCAGCAGGTTGTATTCTATGAGCATCTACCTGCCAACGACCTAAAAGCTTGTCTACAAGCGCAGAAATTAAACTATTTTTATCCACTTCTGCAAGATGGTCGTAAAACGAACTTCCAGTTAGAGATTTTTTTACTCCTTGCTGAACATTATTATGCATTATTAATGAATTTACAGCCGAATCGCCACTTTCAATCATTCTTCCATATTCATCATATGTGCCAGGATTGGTTCCCCCTATACTATATCCTCCTTGCATAGGAGATAACGCTTGATTCATCATTCCTTGGGATTCTGCATTCATAACTTCTACTAATAAATCTTTAATATTTGGTGACATCTAAAACTCCTTTATTAACTCAAAATGTGGAAAATCATCAAACTTGTTATCGTCCACTTCAAAATTTTTGTTCCAATCTCCACCCCAGCGTACATTGATTTCCATAGATTGTGCAATTCCGAGAACAAATCCAGCAAATAGATGGAAACGCTCTCTATCA